AACCCTCACAGGTACAGCTCAGCAAGTAGTTGGAGTAGCCACTTTGGCTGCTACTATTATTTGGCTTGCCACCATCCCTCTTCGTAAAGAAGAGTAAATGCTATAATATTTACATGGTAAGACTAATCGGACTTGCCCTATCGGGCTTATTTTTACTGTCAGGCTGTGGCTATGATGGTCATTACCGATACCCTTGCCAGGATCCAGCTAATTTTGAAAAAGAAGAGTGTAAGCCACCCTTGTGTAAAGTTGCTGGAACCTGTACAATAGATATATTAGGATTTGACCCAACAACTGGGGAGCCAGTAACAGTAGAAACGGAACAAGATGGCCAAGAATAGAATGACGCCAGCAGATTTAGATGCTCGTCTAAAGTTTATCCTGGGAATTACCCTGGGAATGATTTTGTTTTTTACAGCAATGGGCATTCTTTATGCCTTAATTTTTGTTACACAGCCAATTGGAGAGCAATCAGAAAATGATAAAATGTTTTTCAATGTGCTTGGATCAGTAGCAACATTTATTACAGGAACTCTAGCAGGTTTGCTAATTGGAAAGAGCGGCGGAAACGAACAGCAACCAGTTACATTTGATGAACCTACAACTCCAGAAGAGACTCCTACATCACCAGCACCAGTTGAGCCAGAGCCAACAGGTAAGCCAAATGATGAAATGCCAGAAGAAACTGAAGTAGACGAAGAATGGGATAAAGATTAATTATGGCAGAATTAGGCACAGCAGAAAAATTAATTGAGGTAGCAGTAGCAGAACTTGGAACTATTGAAGGTCCAAAAGACAATGAGACTAAATATGGAAAATTTACTAAAGCTAATTTTCAGCCTTGGTGTGGATCTTTCGTAATGTGGTGTGCAGATCAAGCAGGAGTAAAAGTTCCAAATACTGTATATACTCCATCTGGCGCAGCAGCATTTAAGAAGGCTGGCAAGTGGCTTGACGCACAAATTGCAGATCCAGATCCAGGAGACATCGCTTATTTTGATTTTCCAGGAGATGGCGTAGATAGGATTAGCCATGTTGGAATTGTTGTAAAAGATAATGGAGATGGAACTGTTTGGTGCATTGAAGGCAATACCACTAATCGTAAAGGCGGAAGTCAACGAAATGGTGGAGAAGTATGTCGTCAACTTCGTGCATATAAAAAGAATAAGAAAAATGTACAAGTTTCTATAGTAGGCTTTGGTCGTCCTAAATTTAAGGGCGGTAAAGCAGAAACACCAGTTTCTCCAGAGATTCAAGCAGCAATTGATCTTTTGAAGGCAAATGGGTATAAAATAGTAAAGTAAAAATGAATACTTACAGAGTTAAGCTTGAAATAGATGCAGAAGTACAAGCATTTAGCGAAGATGACGCTGTAGATTATATGAACGATATATTCGGCATTGATGATGAAGTAAAGTCTGTCAAAGTCGTTAGCGTGAAGGAGAAGTGATGGCTAAAGAAGGATACAAGCCCACCGCTGGAATGAAAGCGGCAGCAAAGAGAGCTATTCGTTGGAAAGAACAAGGAAAAGCAACAGGTGCTGGAACAGCAGTAGGCTGGACTCGTGCAGGGCAACTTGCACGTGGTGAGACATTAAGTTTGTCAACCGTTAAACGAATGTATTCCTTCTTTTCCAGACACGAAGTAGACAAGAAAGGTAAAGACTTTTTCAATACTTCTAATCCCTCTAATGGTCGAATTATGTGGGATGCCTGGGGCGGCGATGCTGGTTTCTCTTGGTCTAGAAAGATTGTGGAAAGAGAAAAAAACATGAAGAAATCATACACTCAAGATGAATTAGTAGAAGAAATTAAAGACATGCTTACAGATGCTGTAGAACCATTTGACACAGTAGTTGAAATTGATGATGATGAAGAAATTAAAAAGTCTCTTCGTCCAGAAGTAACAAAAGAACAATTAGGAATGGTCATTGAGCATCTTATGGAGGCTATAGAGGGCATGATTGAAATGCCAGAAGAAGAGGAAGAGGGCGAGGAAATGGAAGGCGAAGAGCCAGAAATGCCAGAAGGCCCAGCTCCAGTTGGAGATCCAATGAAGAATGAAGTTAATTGGCCAGTAACAAAATCGGAAAATGGTGAAGACTATGAATCCGATAACGAAGAAGAAGACAAGTGGGACAATTTGACTAAGGCATGCTGGTCTGGGTACAAGCAGGAAGGCATGAAGGAAAAGAATGGCCGCATGGTCCCAAATTGTGTTCCAGTAAATAAGTCTGTTGAATCAGAAGATCTTGATAAAGCTAAAGAAAAATATAAAGAAGTTATTGGAGATAGAAAAGGTGAGCCGTCAGACAAAGAATTGTATGCCAGAATTGTTGCAGAAGCGAAAAGAAAGTTTGATGTATATCCTTCAGCATATGCCAATGGCTGGGTAGTTCAAGAATATAAGCGTCGTGGTGGAAAGTATAAAGTAGAGAAATCCGTTTGGAACGGAACTTTTATTAAATAGGCATTGACATAGCCGCAGCAACTACTGTATAATATATATTAGTGGGATGCTGCGGTTTAGTCATTAAGGACAGCATGTTAAAACTCAATGAATTGGGTGTAGAGCTCTTCATCAAAAGAGCAAAAGATATATCCCCGTTTTGGGATAACTATGATCTAGTTATATGGAAAAAAGACATATCTGGCTATACGAGTATGAAAGGTTTATACAGGAATAATTCCTGGGGAACGGCAGATAGAATATCTGTAAACAATACTGGAGTATGGGAACTCCCTAAAAAATATGTCAAATATTTTAAATAATTTAGGTGTAGATACAGACGATTTTGACTGGTGGCATTTGGGCGTTTGCCGTGGAATGGATACAAATCTATTCTACGATAAATATGAGGCGGATCCAAATGTCGCCAAGAATATAGATGAGGCATGTCTATCATGTCCAGTGATAAAGATGTGTCATAATTCAGCGATAGAAAATTCAGAATATGGAGTATGGGGTGGCGTATATATGTCATCAGGAGAAATTGATAAATCAAAGAATCTCCATAAGACCCCAGAAGTTTGGAAAAGATTAAGGAGCAAAGGTGTCATCTAAACATTATTATGACGATAAGCATTTCAAGTACGGCATAAATCAATGGACTGGTGAACCTAACAAGCCTGTATTTTATACAGAAGAAATGAAGAAAAAGGTTAGAGAAATAAAGAAGCCAATGCTTCTTTTGATGGATGTGGCAATGTACCCAGACTTTCTTACCCTAAGACTATACGAAGATAATTTTTTACAATTTGAAGGCAAGAAAAAAGAAGAAGTAATTGATTATGTAACAAAAGTTAAAAAACTTATAGAATCTTATGGAGTTAGATGCGAGCTGGAGGGTGTGCCTAGTGGAAGAGTATTATGACATCATCAATGTTGTATTCATACACGAAGAAGGAATATACGGTACTGTGGATAAACTAGGAGCATTTGCATCTATTGTTAAATATCAAAAAGACGGTATAGACTATGAAGTTCTTTTAGAAAATGACGAGTTCGCAATAGTTGACGAAATCGTATTTCATCATGTAGAGGAAGATAATGGATAAGATCCTATGCTATAGCTGTAATAAGAGCAAGCATAAATTAAATGCAAAGAAATCCTCTTTGCTTCCGATTAATTTGTTAATGTGTGAATCATGCATTAACTCTAAATTAGAACCGAGATGGGTTATAATTTTGGCGGGTAGATCAAATGGCGCAGACTATGTAAGAGAATTTGTTCTTAAAAAGCGCTATCTGGGCAACGAAATATCGGCTTCTGAACTATTAGTTTAGATTTAAATAAAGGTATAATTAGTTTATTATGGATTATACCTCTATTGTAATTGCCTTATTGGCAGCCGTATTTTCTGGTATGGGAACTGCTGTAGTAGCTGGATTAAGAGATGCTAAAAAAGAAAAAAGGCGGCAGGTAGAGCGAGAGCAAGATCATCTTAAATTAGAAATAAAAGACCTTAAAATAGCCCTATATCAATTAGAAAAAGAATTAACTGATTGGAAGGATAAATATTATTCCTCTATCCAGGAATTAATTCAGGTTAAAGCTGAATTAGAAAATGCCTTAGTACAGCTTAATTTAGCAGAAATTCAGGAGCATATAGACTCGGAATATTAAAAATAGTACAATAGGGTATATGACCTGTATCGTAGCCCTGTCCGTAGGCAATAAAGTCTTTCTTGGAGGGGATTCCGCCGCATCAGATGAGAAGTCTGGATTAGTACTTCAAACAACAGATCCTAAAGTTTTTAAAGTTGGTCAGTTTGGTATAGGCTTTGTAGATAGTTTTAGAATGGGCCAAATACTTCAATACAACTGGACTCCACCAATATATAAACCAACAGCAGGATTTAAAAATTTAGATAAGTTTATGCGTACTAAGTTTGTTGAGTCAGTTAAAGAAGCATATCAAGAACATGGATATGGAAGATTTGGACAGAATACAGAAGACGGAGATGAAGGCGGAATTATAATTATTGCAGTACAAAATACTGGACGTATATTTTCTATGGATATAGATTATCATGTTTCAGAAATAGATGTAGAATATCTTGCAGAAGGTAGTGGACAACAGGTAGCATTGGGATCTTTGTTTTCAACAGGTGCAGTAAAAACTCCTCGTAAGCGTGTCAGAATGGCCTTAGAAGCCTCAGCTAAATTTATAATGAGTGTTAGAGGCCCCTTTACAATAATCGAGGTCTAGAGTATAATGATACTATGAAGTGGCTGAATAGGTTAGCCGCCCTACTGTTTGGATTAGTCTCAGTAGGATTAATCAGAGACTTTTTAGATAAGCATACAATTATAGTGCTTGATAAAGATACTGATATTGAAATAGAAGAAGATGAAGACATGGAAGACATTATCAATCTGAGACCAGAAAACTATGATCATGCCATGGATCTTCGTGGCGCCCCCACGCATGTTTGCCCATGCGGATGTAACATTTTTAATGTCAAAGTAATATTTGAGGATTATGAGATCGGAACATATTTTCTCGATATGGAATGTGCTCAATGTGGAAGTTTGGCTACTGCGCCAACTCCTGTGGATAGAGAAGGATTAGACAATTGAGAAAGTCAGAAAGACTTAGATTAGCTGAATTAGAAATAGTTAGACTTAATTTTGAACTTGAATACATTAAATCTACTTTAGGTTTGCTTATAGAACTGGGCGGGATGAAGATGCCTGATCTAGATGCTGGTAAGTGGTACAGCAAAAAGCCTAATAGACCAGATATTCCTAACAACTAGCTATTGACGGCCTAGTTGTAATTTAGTAGAATAGGCAACATGAATAAAAAAATGATAACTGCCATCATGGCAGCAGTACTTTCTATCACAACAATTAATATGGCACAGGCTAATGAGCCTAAGCCTGCAACAGTGGCAATCCTTGATACAGCTTTAGACACATCTATTCCAGCATTTCAAGGAAAGATTGTGCAAGAAGTTTGTATTTTAGAATGGAATTCCTGCCCAAATGGATCTAATTTTATGGAAGGTCCAGGGGCTGCAGTAATGCCATCTAATTTAATTTCAAAGAATGGCTTTGATCATGGAACTAAGATGGCACACGCTGCTGTTCTTACCAATCCAAATATAAAGATTGTTTTTGTCAGAATAGTGGGTGCTACATCTACTGGTACTAGACAGGTAACAAATGAGCCTACTTTTGTAAATGCCCTAAACTGGGTTCTTGCAAATAAGGATAAATATAATATTCAAGCAGTAGCTATGTCTCAGGGTCATCATAATCTAGGCTCTGGCGCTAACTATTGCCCATCAACACCTCAAACAGAGTCTTTAATTAACGCTCTTGCTTCGGCTGGAATCCCAGTATTTTTGCCAGCAGGAAATAATAGAGACTTGACTAGAGTTTCATGGCCAGCATGTATTCCATCTGCTATGGCAATTAGTGCAACTACATTTGGAGACGGTGCTTCTATTTATACCAATTTTGATAAGAATAGAACAGACTACTTTGCAATGGGATCAATGCAAGTTCTTGCACCAGGAAACATTTTAGTAAATGAGGCTGGAACTTCGGTATCTGTACAGGTTGCAGCAGCATTATATATGAATCTAAAGGTAAAAAATCCAACATATAATTATACTCAAATGGTTAATTTGCTTAACTCTAAATCAGTAAAAACTACTGGTCGTAGAGCTGTTGCAAAAGGTAAGCTTTTAACCGTAGAGGTAATTGGTCGTGGATAGACAAATTACTGTCTTAGAAGAAATTATTGAGGATGTAGCCACAGACCTTTACAAAAAATGGTCTATGGCTCTTCCTGAAGAAGAAAAAAATGAAGAAGTATTTAAAACTTTAGCAGAAAATTCTAAAGAAGTAACCATATTTGTGATAAAAAACTTTATGGACAGATTTAATTCTGCTGCTGAAGACTTAAAAAACAAGTAAAATCATTGGGCCAGTATTGACTGGCCCAATATTATTTAGTAAGATAGGATCATGCAAACATTTCTACCAGAGGCGGACTTTGCTGAGACAGCCAAGCATTTAGATCGCAAACGTCTAATTAAGCAAAGCGTAGAGAATCTACAAGTTCTCAAATCATTAGCTGGATATTATAATGAATCAGGTGCTTGGGTTAATCATCCAGCAGTCAAAATGTGGGAGGGTCATGAAGATTGGCTATTCCTATACAATGAAGCCATAGTAAAAGAAATCATTATGCGTGGCTATAAGAACAGTACAAGAGATACCTTTGATCAGATATATCAGGAAAACTTCTTGATGCTTGAGTCAAATGAACCGTGGTGGCTAGGTGATGAACGTGTTCATTACTCTCATAAGGGAAGATTATACGAAAAGGACCCAGATAAGTACTATTTCTATTCAGAGTTTGCGGACTACCGTGAACTAGGGTATACTTGCTGTGAATCTTGCAGTTACTATTGGCCAACTCATGCAGAGGATAATGATGAATCTAACTAATGAAACCTTTAGTAAAGCTTTAGATGATAATAATATTATCATCGTAGATTTTTGGGCGGAATGGTGTGGACCATGTAGAATGGTTGCACCAATATTGGATGAGATACAAAATGAGTATAACATCCCAATAGCAAAATTAAATATCGATGAGCATCCTGAACTTGCAGATAAGTATCAGATTAGATCTATACCTGCAATGATCGTATTTGAAAAGGGTGTTCCAGTAAAAACAATTATTGGAGCCCGCCCGAAACACGTACTCGTAAAGGAGTTCGAAGGATGGCTTTAACATTCAGTGAATGGATGGCATATGGAATCGAACAAGGATGGTGCGGTGCTCCAGTATGCTATACTCATGACGGACTACCAATGTCTAACGAAGAAGACATGGAATTTGCCGAAGGGCAGGACCCATGTATGCACATAATTCGTATGTACGAGGACATTGGAATGAAACAAAGAATAGAGGATAACCATTCCCCATCCATATGGCGGAATTCGTACACAGAGGTTTCTGACTCGACAATAGAGACAGAATAATAAAGGAGAAATAAATTAAATGAAATCATTTAAGAAAATCGCTCTAGGTCTGGTTGCAGCCATGACTCTAGGCACACTCGTAGTGACACCTGCAAGTGCCAATACAGTATCCGTTGACGTAACAACTGAGATTTCTGGAACAGGTGCAGCAGCATCACCGTTTACTATTAAGGTTCCTTCTGACAACGTAGTTAGCGTTGCAGATACCTCAACAGTAACAAATAATGAGGCATTGCTTCTTACTGCTACCGTTGTTGCTGGTACTCCAGTAACATTCACAGCAGTCGGAGCTAATACACGCCTCGTTTCTGCAATTGGATCAACAGTAACTGCATCTGCTGGTTCATCTTCAATTACAGTAACACCTGCTTCAACAACTGCAAGCGTCTATGCATATACAACAACTACTGCAGCATCTGCTGTAACAGTATCTGTTCTTGGCGCAAGCACAACACTATACCTTAAGGGAGTTGCAGGACCTGCATACGACCTAAAGATGACAATTCCTGCTTCAGGAAATATTTCTGGCAAGGTAATTGCAACATTTGAAGTTGCCGATATTTTTGGTAACGCAGTTGCCGACACAGTAACCGTAACCACCCTTGGTGGCGCAACTGCTGGAACAGTAACTGCTGATGCTCTTGTAACAGGCAAGTACACATCAGAGATTTCTCTTCCTGCGGTGTCTGGAACAGTAGCAGTAGGAGCATCTATTACTGCCCCTACCTCAGTTCCAACAATTAAGTTGGCTACAACTTCACAAACTGCAATTGTAACAGTATCAGATCTTGCTTCAGCTTTGGCTACTGCAAATGCAGCCCTTGCTGCTGAAAAGTCTGCTCGTGATGCAGACAAGGTTGCTGCTGCTGCAGCCCTTGCTGCTGCTGTTAAAATTGAGCAGGACAAAGCAGCCGCTGCTGCCGTAACTGCTGCTGCTGAACTAGTAACTGCAAATGCAGAAATTGCTAAGCTAAAGGCTGAATCAGTAACCGCTAAGGCCGCTGCAGATAAGGCACTTGCTGATGCAACTGCTGCACATACTGCAGAATTAGCAAAGGTTAAGTCAGATAACGATGCTGCAATTGCAGCAATGAAGTCTGCATTTAATAAGCTTGCTCGCCAGTGGAATAAGAAAAATCCAAAGGCAAAGGTTGCTCTCGTAAAGTAATCTAATTAAATACGGGGGCAGGACTTAGGTCTTGCCCCTTTATTTTATAAATGCTAGAATATGAATATGGAATGGGATAACTTTGCTATAATCAAAAAGCAATTTATAGATGACCTGCTTCATGAATTAAAAGAATTAGAACTGCCTCCAGAGTGGAGCCCTAATGATGTTATTGGATATATTATTAGGAAAATAGAAGATAAAGGCAAAAAAATATAATGTGGAAAAAGTTGAAATTGTGGCTATTCCCTACAGAAGTTGAGGGATTTAACTACAACGCTATCGATAGAGATAACGACGGCTTGATTCAAGAGGGTACTCCTTTTGAAAGAAAGGTGACAGTTGTGAAGAAAGCAACAGCAAAAAAGCCAGCAGCCAAGAAAAAGGCTCCTGCTAAGAAGTCTCCTGCTAAGAAGACTGTAAAGAAATCTACCCCAAAGAAAAAGAAGTAAATGGGTAAACATCTAGACAAAATAGCTAAATCTCTAGAAATTAGAAAGGCTAATCATAAAGGTCCAGGCGGTAAAGTTCCAGGATCTATGAATAAAAAAAAGACTGGTTATAATAGACAAAAGGCTAACGGCGCAAGATAATGTCATATGTAGAAAAGTGCGAAGTTAAGGGATGCGAAAACGAAGCTTCCAGAATAAGTAGCACCGAAAGCAAATATATTATGATTTGCGACGACTGTTGGCACGAAAAGTATAAAAAATAGCATGATTCAGAGAATAGCAGATAAAATCTGGGAGGCAATAGAAAAGCTCTATGCCCTCCCAGATGACTTCTTTGACTTTGATGATGATGAAAATGCTATAATAGAGGAATGAGCGGCCTTCTAGACCCGCTTAAATACAACCTATAGGAGAAATAAAATGTCAGACGGAATCAACATGACTGGCTTCAATTCAACAAAGCCAGCAGGAACAACCCCTTGGAGCAACAATGAGCAGTATGCTCAGGATCCAAAGCCAGCCTTCCCTGCGAAGGATATGTCATCACAAGATGGCTCAGGACTAGGCAACGGCGGTAAGTAATATGTGCGTAGAGTGTGGATGCGAAGCATTCGGTAGCTCTACTGGTATGACTCCAGTTGAAATTAAAGATAGAACCATGCAAGGTGCTGGTGGCAACATGGAAGAGGCAGGATTAACCCTCGACATGACTGCAACTAACGAGCAAAGGCTAAACTTTATTAATGAGCGATAATGGCACAGGGATGGCTACTCCGCCTAATAATGAACCATCAGGCGCAGTAACATCACAAGAAGTTGGCCGTAAAAAGCCAAGTCAAGGAAAGTTTAGATCTGGAGTAAGTGACCAGAGAACTATGAGAGTAGATCGTAATCGTCACGGTATTCGCAGAGAAACTTCCGTAGGTCCAAAGAAAACAAGACCTAAAAAGGTATAAAGGATTCCCCCGCTAATGGTTTACCGTGGTGGGGGAACTTATTATGTGTAAAGAATGTGGTAATTGTAGTAAAGAACACGATAAAACTATCGATGATTCTATAGATGTAACGGAAGCGTTAGGTTTATAATGGACTTGCAGGCGGCAGAGACAGCGCATAAAAGAGAAGATAAGGATCAACCAAAGAAAGCTTGGGTATGCCCTTGTACTGGTTGCTCAAAGGCGGTAAAGCAAGAGCGTGAGCGTATTCTACAAGAGATAGAAAATATAAATATGCATGAGTTAAATGCTCTTGGAATGAAAATTCTAATTAAAGAGATCGTGAGCCCACCTAAAAAGAAATGAAAAAGTATTTATTTAAATGCCCGACATGTAAAACCGTAATGTCGATTGAAACTAATCTAGAAGATAGACATATTCATAAAGTCCCGCCATGCCCTTGCGGATATTCCAGGATGGTAGATATGTCTAGCCCAGAGTATGCCTATGGGAATGTGTAGGCACGTATACGAATATGTATACGCTGAGATCTGTCCAGATTGCGGCCAGATGACCTGTGAGCCCAACTATGAGGTCGAGAGTAGGCTGTTCAAGGAATACTATGCCTCAGACGCTCCTAACGCCTATAAATGCCCTGTAGAGGGCGGAACCATAAGAGGCTGGTGGTCTATCTGAAATACGCTATAGGCTTCCTACTCATCATATTTATTATACTTAATTACTTTGCATATATGCAAGGTAAAGCCTATTGACCAATCCATACCTATTTACTATAATATACCTATTGGCCAAAAGTGAAGCGCCAAGTGCGACGAAAGAGAGAACCCTTGTCCAAATGGATGTATTATGACTTCTTTGGGCGAGAATGGCTGGGATTTTGCGCTTCATGTCGTAAAGAGCTATTTGCGCCCACTCGGTCAGATTTCATCGCAAATAGGTTATATCATACAAGAAATGAATGCGGAGGCGGATATTAATGATAAATGAAGAATTATATAATGGAAGAGAAGACGGTAGAATAATAAAACTACCAGATTATTTACCTAATGAAGTTCATATTCCTTATGTCAATTTTGACGTTGTTGAGGCTATAGAGAATAGCGATGACCCAACTCAGCCTCTTATATTTAATCAAACTATATATAAGCTAGATACTAATGAATTAAAATATAAGTATGCGGGAGAGGTAAAATGAGTATTAAAGTAAATAAAACCAACATTCTTCCCTTACGTTGGTTTGCTAACATGTGTGGAGATATTGCAGGAAGGTCAATTATGCATATCTCTTATCATGATGAATTAGAGAATTTTGGGTGGCGGTATAAATTACACTCAACTATTTGGAAGATAACATGGCCAATATATTACAAGTTTGGTACATTCTATGAATTTAGCTTTGATATGAGTGGAGATGGATGGAATGACTATGATGAAAATGGTGTTCCATATTGGGAGAAAACAGGATTTGCTGACCCTGATTACTTCCCGCCTTGGGATTATATTGATCCAGAAACAAATGATGCCTTTAGGATTAAGCGTTGATTTGGGAGTATAGTCTAACTGCTCAAGAAGAGGCTATTTGTGTCGAGGTAGGATATCAGAGACAGAAGCCTTATTTTGGAGACCCTTCCAGAAATGTAAACTATACAGAGGGAGATCTCTGGGAGCTATGGCAACATGTCGTATGTGCTGGAAGCGAATTAGCCTTCGCCAGAATGATGGGAAATAAAGAGTTCGTACCCCATTTCAATAAATGGAAAACAGAACAAGATATCCCAGGAGTAGGCGAGATTCGCTATTCATTTAAGGATTCAGCAGGCCTACGATTTACTGCCAGAGATAACCCAGATTTAAGATATGTCTTGTTAACTGATGGGTTGTCTACAAAAAGGCGGGTAGAAAAAGGAGAAGACTATAGAAGTTATCCCTATAGAGCAGTAGGCTGGATATTTGGGCGGGATGCAATGAAGCCAGAATGGCTATCTCCCTATAAGAATAAGTCTTGGTATGTGCCAAGAAATAAACTCAATCCTATGCCAGAACGCAAATGAGTCATAAATATTTAGACTATATAAGACAATTAAATAAAGATAAAGCGTCTGTATGTCATATCTGTAAAAAGCAGTCGACTGGAATAAATGCATATGGATATCAGATCAAATTTGTCTGCTCAGATCATTTTGAGGCGGGAACCGATGTAATATTAGATACCAGTATACCCAATATAATACATAGAACATATCCCAATGGTAGGTCTATTCCAGAGAATATGTTAAATCCTCATATTGGAGGATATTTAGGAAAGAAGGATAATGGAGAATAAGACCGAAGCAAGAATAGTCAGAGTAATGCTGATCGTCTTCACAATTGCCATTGTGAGCTTGATCTTTATCTGATAGACATTCCACATCCCCCCTCCTTTTTTCTCCTCTTATAAGCCATTCTGGCTATTTTAAAGTGGAGAATTGTGGAGTAAAGTGGAGTAAAATGGTTATTAATTAGTAACGAAAAGTTATTATATTATATTTAAGTAATTGTATGAGTAATTGACCACATATAAATAAACATGTCAATAGCCATAAATATGCAGCAAATTTCTGGGATTTTGTCAAGGTTCTCGTAAATAGCGTTTTTGAAACGCTCAATTCACGATAGATTTTGACAGATTTTGATCTTATTTTAGATTATTTGTATCTATTTGTATAACATTTTGTTATATTCTTCTAGAAATTTCTGGGATTTTTATATATTCCTCGTAAAAGCGAAATCCCGCACGCTATTATTTAACACAAAAGGGGCAAATCGGACATCTATGTCCAATTCACCCCTATGAGTGTATTATATTAGATTAATTAGATTACAGCTTGCACATTGATACTTGCTGCATTTGTATTATATTGAATCCAGGATGTATCTGGTCTATCTGGAATGGGTTCATTGTTGTTTCTATATGCCCCCGTCCTTGTTTTTCTATCCAGTTCCATTTCTTTCTTGTGATAGGTATAGATATATTTCATTAGGGCTATTAGCCGTTCCTGCGTAGCAGGTGGATAAGTAGTTGTGATGATGTTTGCCATTAGAGCAGGATTGAAATATTGGTCGTTGATGATTTCTTCCAACAGTTCAATACATTTATCTACTTTGGTTCTTCTTCTCATAGTCCGCCTTTCTTGTAGAACCCGCCATTATATCACGAAGGGCTGACTTGCGCCAGCCCTTGGTAGATATCATTATTTAGTTTTTTGCTTGCTTGGTCTCAGCAGAAAACTTTACGCCATTCTTTTCCGCCTCTGACAGAGCCTGCTTAGCAGCAGCTGAGAAACGGCCACGGCGGCCAACAGTAATTCCCTTGCTAACTAGATATTCACGCTTTGTTGTCATTGATATGATCCTTTCTCGATCAGTATTTATTATATATGATTTTCGGGAATTTGTAAATACCCCCGTAAATCAATCCTTGGGCCCACCGCCCATAGGAATCCTATTTGTCCGAATTGTCCGATACGACAATTTGTGAATCCATTGAAGGCAATTCATCTTCAATTAGATCTAATGTATCTTCGAGCTCCTCCTGAATATGATATGGCTCAATTGTCCTGTCATTCTCAATTTGGAACCAATCTATATTATCGCTGCTTGCTGCCTCCCATGCTGCTTCAGCAGAATCGGCAGTTACAACGGTATAGAATTCAATTAGTTTATCTCCATAGACTTTGTATTTACTCATTGTCTTCCTCCTCAAATTCAATAATGATATCTCGTTCTAACATCCAGTCAAAGATAGCCTCATCTAATGATTCCAGCCCGTATTCTAGACTGAATGCATTCTTATCAGAATCCTCCCAGAATAGGTCGAATACATCCTTCTCAGTTAACTTTGAATTAGTCACAAAGTCTTCGCCGCCTTCTGGAGAATATATATCTAATCTATCTTTAACCATGTCCCATACCCATAGCCAAACCAGGGGTGGGAATGCATTTACTTCTTGGAGCCCGTCAATTAATTTATTTAATTGTACATAAGCGTCATCTCTTCTTGTTTGTTCCTGTAGATCTAAATCAGCCACGTGTTTTTGTCCTTTCATTAATGGCAAACGATAATTGATATGTTAATGCATATACATGTGCAAGAGCGTCTGCTTGGCCCTCCCAATACTTCCGCTCCATGGACTGCAATGCGTCATCGTAGTCGTTCTCTATCTCTATAAGACTTGCCGCCTCTAGTTCTTGCTCAGCACCAAGCATGAGGCTTTTTAGTTCCCCGTGCAGAATGTCTGTGCCCGTCTCGCCAAGGTCGACAAGTCTCTGGAGCCGTTCTGGTAGTTCAGTTGAGTACATTGCTTACCTCCATGTCAGGACGTAGTATATCAATCGCCACTGACAAAAGGTGGCGGGCAAGAAGAGCCTGTCCTGATAAATGATTATATTCAAAATCTAAATCAGTATAAGCCTTAGAAGAAGGGTCAATCAACTCCATTTCAGAAGCAATTCCTTCTATATCCTGCTCTAAACTAATTAGATGCAGCTTTATATATTCTATGTATTTACCAGTTTGTGTTATGTATGCCGATTCCATTATATTCTTCCTTCCACTAATAGACCTTCTAAGAAACTTGCCGCATCAATTAATCCTTTACGCACAGCCTCATTTGATTCATTCGTCGGCAGATAGAATTGAGCATTATCAATAGAGTAAATCATATTCTCTACATCTAATTGTGTATATCCTAACATTAGTTCACCTCGAAATATAGTTCATGGTCAGGAGTTAATTTGTAATACTCATTAAACTCCTGCTTTAATTCAGGTGCTCCATATACTAAGCAGACATTATAATCCGCATAGATAACACCTTCGTCTAAATGAGAACCAATCCAATCATCAAATAGTTGATGAGCAACGGTATCCACAATACCGTCTTGAATCATTTGGTCCATATCGTCAAACATTGACATATTTATTCCTTTCCGCTTTTGGCTAATTCTACACTATGGGTCTGACATTTCTCATCTGCCTCACCATAGCCACATTTAGGGCATGTGTCGTATTCACATTCTTCACAGTATGGAGTTTCATCTAATTCCGCCTCACATTCACGGCATTTCCAACCATACTCTGAGATAGATATAACTTCTCCACGAAGCAGTTCTAGTTCTCCACCCCAACCTTGTTCTTCTTCATAACTTAATGTAAAGAGAAGAGTTGGGTATTGTGCAGATAGTTTTTCAAGGGCGGGAACAGGTGGAGACCAAGCAGTATGTAAGTTGTAATATACAACAAGATTATCTCCATTTGGTGTAGGTCCTTCCATATAAGTATCAGGATATTTATCATCAGGAGATACGGCTACATCCCATTTGGTTCCCCAATTTCTGACATTCCAGTTATACCAGTCATTTGTAGAAAAATCGAGGGGGTTATCAGAACGAGGCGGTTGTTGAATATAATCCTCATCAGATACACCATCCTCAGTATGATTCCATATATTATGAAATGCAAAGATAGGATTGGGATATGTCTCTAATTTCTTCTCCATTTGTTTAGTTTCAAAGTTCCAGTTATCATGAACCTTCTTGAATGGACGATTTAATTGTGCTACAATATCGGTTATTTCCGAAGGATTACCTTCGATAGTTAAACCGTTAAATACCCAATTTGGCATATTATTCCTTTCGCTTAGGGTCCTATTATATATCCGACCTCTGACATTTGTCTATATGAATCAAGTCACAAATTTTCAGGAAAATTTGACAGATCTCGTAAATACATGATATAGTCCTCAGCTGTGCGGGCAAAACAAGATCCCCGTACCGAAAGGTGTACAGGGATCAGAAAATTAGGGCTGCTAGCCAAACGAAAGGAATTAAGTAAACGCTGCGTTACTTAGCGACTTGGTGATTAACCTATTAGCCGCACCCTAATTAATTAAACGGACGAACCGTAGATATATTATACCAGAATCGGGACGTCTGTATATTTCTCTACGAATGTCCGTAGGTCCATGGTGAAGAGGGGGTTATTCTTCATTCCTCGAACCTTGTTGTCTAAATTGTAGAAACTGTCTTCCTCGTGAAGACTGAATGTGGCTTGCTCCCAGTCGATAACAGGAATCTTATGCTCATTGTCTGATATCGAATTTACTTGGAGCCCCCATCCAGTTTCAAAAGACCAACCGTCTCCAATCATGTGACTGATAGCGATACGTGTTGCATATGAAGGGTCCGACCAACGTGGCTGTGCCTTTGCTACGGCCTCTGCCAAATTGGCTAACATGTTGTGCCCGCCCCAGTGTGAATACAATACGATTGTATCTCCACCTGGTTGCACGAATACGAAATTTGCTCTGTCTCCCACCTTTATACCTCTTCCTTTTCTAGTTGTGGTGTTTCTTCTTTACGGTTTAATTCTACTATTTCAAAGGCCCAACTGTCAAGGGTCTTCGAGAACTTATTGCGGTGGTGGCCACAGAAAAATAATTCTCCGCTGGTACCACGTGTTAAATATAAAGCTTGGGCGGAACATGAATCACATTTGATCCATCTAGTTAAATCCTCAGAGGTCATTATCTAATGTCCCAAATTCGATTTGGTCTGCTACCCAATCCAATGTATGTCCATCTTCATGAGTTTCCGCCCATTTGCGGATGTTGTTAATAATTACTTCACGAGTAAATTTAACTCCATCCTCAAAACCATCTCTATAGTCCATATTACCTCCTGTAGCCTGTTGGCTCGTAGTCTGTCTCCACTAGTATATCCAATTTGTATTTGGAAATCAAGGCAGTAACTTTTTCGTTATTACCCGTCCCAATTTCAAATACATTGGCTTTGAGCCAGTTTGGGTCCAGACCTGAAAATTCTGCTTCCCAATATGCCGCCTTAAGGGCGGCAGTATTAGGAGCCTGTAGTTGATAATACATTAGGCAGTCGCCCAATCTGCATCTTCAACATCGAATGAATCAATCATGGTATCACCATTGAATGAATCAATTGTAAGTACATCTTGTAGGAAATACTTAGCATCGAAGTCTTCGAGTTCATTAAGCGGGCACTCATAGTCGACCTCAACCTGAACGGTGGCGGTGATACGAATGGTCTGCTTTGGTTCATGTCCAAGGATATCACATAGTTCTGACAGAACTTCTTCCTTAGATGTACCTGAGTCATACCATGCATCTGCAGTTAGATTATTTAAAATTGCACCAATTTGTTTTTCCTGCGCCTGGAGGCGGGAAGACAATTGATTAACTCTATATTGATTCTCAGCAATGATTGTTTCCAATTCATTTACTTTTACTGTAGGATAAGTTGCCTCTCCATTATTAATCGACTTGTAAGTTACAAGAAGATTAGGATTATAGGTCTCAGCCATATTTGTTTCCATTTCATTCCTTTCTGTTTGCATGGGCCGTATTCTACACCCATGGACTGACATTTGTCTAGTATTTTGGGGGAAAATTTAAATGTGTCGTAACATGCAAATCCCCCGCTCTCCCTTGCGGGCCATCACAGCTGCATTAATATGATCAAAGAGGAGGGGCCCCTTTCGGGGCCCGCATTCTTTAGAACGATTTCACAACCTGAAGAATCTTATTCTTCTCAGCAGTAATAATCGGGTCAAAACCTGAAGCAGAAGCCCACTTAGATTCTGAATTATTCTTCCGAGTTGGTCGGAAATAATCAAGGCGCTCAGTTAGCGCATTGAAAGCGCCCCACTTAGTTCCCTTGATGTTGGCATTGGTAGGAGAATTGAAATAAAGGTCATTGAGTAGAACAACCTTGTTATCCCATTTAGTCTTAGCCAATTTAGAAGCAGATTCTTCGGGCTTAGGGTAAATTGTCTTTACTAAGTCGTTGAATTGCTTATCGGTAATTTCCTGAGCAAAGAGAGTCTGAGCCTCTTGTTCAAAGACATCAAAGTATCCGAGAGTTAGACCGAGAGTTTCACGAGCAATCTGAATCTTACCTTCGGCGGTCTGAGTATGGCGAATCTTGAAAGATTGTTTAGCAGAACGCATTGCGAGATTCAAAGTATTTTGGCAAACTACACGCACAGGTGTAATTGCCGCCTGAACAGCAACAGAGCCGTCATGAGATGTCCAAACAATAAGATACAATTTAGTCTTATCGTTAGCACCCTGAGGGTCTAATACCATTTCACGAGGGACAGTAAGAGAACCGAATACCACTTTACCACCCTTGAGAGAACCAGCAGATTCCCAAGCACAGCGAGAATCGCCGTCTAGAATGTTATCAGCGAATGAGAATAATTCTTCATTCTGAACCACTTTATAGCGTGAGCCGACAGTAGAGAGCACATCAGTACCGCCATTGAATGGATTGGTACGGATAACCAATTGTGAATCTGATGTATCATTCCAATCAGCAGGAACGAAATCAGTTAGCGGAGATAGGCGGACATCCCAATTGGAAAGTCTAGCCTCATCTAGCATTAATTGAGTTGATACTTCCTCATCTTGTGAGAAGATACGATTGGCAAGATTATGCCAAGCAGGGGTGCCACGTAGGGCAAAGGCAACTTCGTTGCCATTCATTTCTAGGTTGTGAGCCATGAATTTATTCCTTTCTAGTTTAGATTGAGTCCAAAGTATAACATAGGGGTCCGACATTGTCTAGATTAGTTCTATGTTAGCTAAAAATGTGATCAAGATCCCAGAATCTAGGGCGTTTTTAACTTGACTCGTAACGAGCTAATCGCCCACGCTCCTGTGCGGGCCACGCAGGCCACACAAAAGATCACGCAGCTATTTTTTACTCGCAGAGAATCGAATATCTGATTTATTAAATACGCAGAGCCCGCATGAAACACACGCAGAACCATTGGCAGATATTAACGGAATAGATTTATTATTCTCAGGACATTTAGCACCAGGCTTACCCGTTAATTCTTTCATTACGCTTTCGGTGACTGCAAAAGTCTTTCCTAGATACGCAAGGCGTGTACCATGCTCATTGCGTAATTCGGCAGCAATCTGCTTATTCTCATCATCGGTAGAATAATAAAGAGATAAATTAGAGATACCTTTTAGAATAACGGCAGCAGAAGAGACACGAGTATACACCCAAAATTGTACGTCTGCATGCTTTTCGATTACCGTCTTCCATGCATATGCATAAGTATCATTAAAGAAATCGCCATCCCAGTGGATACGGAATAACTTATCTGCAGAACGCTTATCGCATTCCGCCTTGAATTCCACAATCATGCTATCAATTAGAGATACCATGGTGTCATGGTCTGCATTACGCAGCAATTCCCAATTGTGCAAGAGTACGGCTTTTACGCCCTTGTAGACTTTTTCGAGTTTTCCTGCATAGCATACGCTTTCACAAATACTTGTGGCACCAGGGCACGAGAAAGCCTTACCAGCAGGCAATCCAAAAGTGTTGGCAATTGTTGGGGTTTTTCCATTGGGCGAGACTGCATTAGCGACTTTCCTATCTTTAGAGCGTTTTAACATTAGTTAATTCCTTTCGTTATGGGGTAGATTATAGCCTACCCCACCGACATCACCAAGAGGACTGATAGTAGAACGATAAACGCTCAAAATCAGGTCTATCTATAATTGGTTGTAGTTGGGTTATGGTATTCATTAGACCCTGCCAATACCACTCATCGACATCGGTGCTACCGAAGAAGAAGCCCTCAGCAGGCGGTATTAATTCGGGGTCTTTATTGGTAATCGCTAAAGTACATACACGAACCAATTCCCGTATCTTTTCATGAGATACATAGTACTCACCGCAGTCATCTTCACCACGTTGTACATTTTCTACGAACCAGCCATGAACGGCATTAACCTTGCGCCAATAGGCTACATTTACGGATACATCTACACCGTAGATACTATCCTCATCGACAAGAGTAGCAACACCAGCGGCTTCTACTACATTATTCCATTCAGGAAAAGTAGCGGCAGCATAACTTATGCCATTACTTCTATCTAATTTATTCCAGTCGATTTTCTCGACATGCTTACGAGCTGATAAATACATATCTAGTCCCATTTGTTTTCCTTTCGTTTGAGACCGCCATTATATACTAGGAGACTGACATTTACAATTAATTCAGGGGATTTTTATAATTTGACGTAACGGGGCTGCGCCCCCCACGCTTTTGCGGGCCATTTTTGGAATGGGGCGGGAATAGCTATGATTACACATTCAAAACCCGCCCCAAATTTATTATGTAGGCCAACCTATTTCGTATTTAGTTAGAGGATTCTTATTGTATTTATTTACAATCTCCATTGGTAAATAAATCGCTAAGGTTTTCTTCTTTTGTTTTTTATCATAAACAAAAGCCCTAACATTACCAGCGAATTGTCTTATGTTTCCAAAAACTAATTCGCCAAGATACTCACGACTAATTCCTTCATCTGAGTAAATAGTTAAATCGTTTGCCTTGTTTTCGTCATAGATCTCAACACGATAACGATTACGCATACGCACCTTCTTCTAATTTAGAATAAGCCTTTAGACTTGTGACATTTATAGTTAGTTGCTCATCACCATAAAGAGAGAGGAGATGATTTAGAGCGTCGCCAGCAGTTTTATAATCACCATAATTGGTATGCTGTCCGATACCTGTTCTGACTTCCATTTCCCAGCAATCTTCGCCGCCAGGAGATACGGAGTATTCTACTTCGTAGATTTCCGCCATACGCATTTCCATTTATTTACTTTCTGTTAGTAGGAGAGAGAATTATAGCATGGGGGCTAGATTTTTGTCTAGCCCCCAATCTGTTATAGATAACGAGCGATAGCGTTGTAAGTTGAGGTGCTTACTACTTCCTCGTCTGTCATTTTGAGAATACGGATAGCGTTCTCAATTTCCTCTACCATTTCACGATACTGCCAATCGTGGTAAGTATCAAAGTCCTTTTCAGGTTCTTTTGGTAGGTCAATAGCACCTTTAGGTAGGTTGAAAGATACCGCTATGTCGCCATTGTATCTTGTGTGAGCAGATAAGTCCTGTGCTTTAGAGATAGCAGTTAGAGCAAGTTTCGCAACTTCCTTGTTATACTTCTCTTGTAGTTTCTCAAACTTTTCCTCGTTTGATTTCTGACTAGCCTTATCCTTTTGGATTTGGGCTAACTTATTTTCTAGTGCCTTGATTACTTTGGTTGTAGCAATCTTGACATTTATCGCTTTGCCTCTTGACATTATTTTCCTTTCGTTAGTTATGAGCGAGAATTGTAGCATGGGCTACTGACATCAGTAGCCCAATACATTTATTTATTTAGCAGGTGCGCTAGTCCAGCGCTCTTTGCCATTGACATCAAGGAGAATACGATTCACGCCGCTTGGGTGATTATCAACCGCCTTGATTATTCCTGTGATACCACTTTGAGTGGTTGTGAAGGTCTGTCCGACTTCCAGCATTTTATTTCCTTTCGTTAGTAGTTGTAGGGGACATTATACATGCCCCCTCTGACATTTATAGACCGAAGTCTTGGCAAGTGAGCATTACTGCGTCATCAAGAGCCATGATCAAATCAGCTATGGTATCTTCATCTAATTCTGATACCATGTCATTAGTCAGGCTTGATGACCATAGTGTTTTTACTTTAGCCATTATTCCTCCTCAGGATAGTAAGGGTCACACCATGAGTGTAAGTGGTGTTGTTCAACGATAGCCCATGCGGGTGCTGTATCTAATCCTTTGTAAGATACACCTTCAGGCATCTGTATTTCTCTATCTGACTCATCATCCCAATAAGCCTCGATAGCCTCGATACATGGTAGCACCATACTTTGAGGGACGGGCGGATAATGATTAGCGGATAAGTGGATACCAATAGCAGTAGATAAATCTAAATCGCTATTGGCTAAATCGGTAGCAAAATTACTCCCCATCTGATAATACCTCGTTTCGTAGAGTTTCCAATTCGTCAATAGTAGCCATCAGGTCTGCGAATTGGTCTTTAGTTAGAATTGCCTTTGTTGCGCCATCTACGGCGTTTGAGGCTACCATTGTCGCATACATGAATAACGCTTTTGCTAATTCATCTTGAGATAAATTATTGTGTTCATGGCAGATAAATTGGGCAAGACCCATTGACTCATCTTCCATAATTGCTTTTTCAGTTGCCTGAATTAGAGCGGTTGCGGTGCTTATCATTTATTTTCCTTTCGTTTTTGTTGAGGGCTAGATTATAGCCTAGCCCTCTGACATTTTTAGGCGAGGGCTAAAATAGCCTGAGTTGCGCCTAAGTTGATAATGTCTAACTCGTCTTGTAATTCTTTACGAGTCATCTGATTAATGTCACCAATTACGCTATGAACCATGTCAGCATGGAATAATTCCAATACATCTTTCGGCATGGAAACAATTTGCGGATAGAAAGAACCCATTGGGTCAATTAGGGATACGAATTCAACACCATCAACGGATACTGAAAATCTAGCCCAGTTAGTTGTATCTAAAGACATTTATTTTTTCCTTTCGTTTGTCGTTAGGTCAGGAATTATACACTAAATTACTGACATTATCACGCCGAGCTTCGGCGTGTTTTTGTGAAGAATCTCACAAAATTCAGGGCATTTTTAATTTGACTCGTAACTGCGTTTTGCGCCACTCTCCTTTGCGGGCCGAGATCTATTCTGTCAAATCAAAACGCTTTTTGTGTTTAGATTTTCTTTTATAAATTTTCTTTGATGGAATTGGTTGCGCCGCATTACTACGGCGCAGCTCCAAAACTTTTTTAATTCGAGGTAAATTTTGGAACATGATAATTGCTCGCTTTGTGAAATCTTACAACATCAAATCGCTCATTGTCTTTTGCGAACATCTCCGCAAAATCATTTACCATTTTAGAAAAAACAGCAGGGTGAGTTTTATCTGAAACATAGGCGAGAATTCTCGCCGTTTCAACATAGTCTTTTCGTGTCATCATTTTAGTTCGTTTCCTTATCTACTGAGTGGAATACTTCAAACTTCTTTAGGTCGCTTTCAGGAAGCGCAAGAAAAACTTTTTGTAAATCAAACACCGCTTTGATGTCGGTGTCTGATTCGCTTTCAAAAGTTAGCAAAAGAATTTTAGTCATTAGAGAGCCTCTCTACTAGTAAAGAGTTCGGGTTCGGAAAGCAATCCGTTATCCCAAATAACTTCTCCATCATCAAGGATTAGAGAATAAGGATTACAAATACAATCCTCAAAATCAAAATCCTCGCCATTAGTCCAATACTGGACACCGACACCATTACACAAATCGCAATTAGCGATTAGTTTTAGAGCATAATCTAATTTACTCATTTAGTTTTCCTTTCGTTCGTTGTTGTTGATAATTGTAGCGGAAGCCACCGACAAAATTGCGGTGAGGTTTTGCTGGCGTGTCGCCTCACGCTCAGCCTTGACATAGTTGCGAAAATCGATCAAATCCATTTTTTACTCCTCTACTTTCACGGCTACAGTAGCCCATTTATGACCATTGAAACGGATAGCATACGCATTATAGCCGTCAAGCCAGATGTCGTCACGCTTTTCGGCAAAATTAATCTCGCCGTATTGGTATTTTCTCGACATTGAGCGAGGGTAGTAAATCTGACCCACTAGCAGGTCTTCAATTGAATAAGTTTTCATCTAAGTTTTCCTTTCGTTTATTGGTTAGATTATAACAGAGGGGGCTGACATCTAGAATTCTAAAATCCCGTAGTGTTTTTCAAATTCCTCAATAGTCATAATTCCTTTATACTCATCACAAAATCCGCAAATTCGGACATCATCAGAGAAGGTAGTTTCGCAGAAGCAACAAATTTTTTTCATTTAGTTTTCCTTTCTTTATTGTGCCGTTATACTATCATGAGCCACCGACATTTTTCAAATTAGCTGAGGCATTTTCTAAAATAATAAGACGGCGTGTTGTGTGGGAAATCTCACAAATTTCGGGAAATCGGACATAATGTACGTAACAGACAAATCGCCCGCACAACTGTGCGGGCCTAGCGCCTTTTGTCAAGGCGACACGCCGATACTATGATGCGAGATACATCACAAAAGCAAAGCCTAGCCCTACGCACATTAACAATAGGGCGGCGGTTTGAATAAGTTGCCAGATCATACTAACTCCTCCAATTCGTCTAATTCTTCCAATTCTAATTCATGCTCTAGCAATTCGTCAAGAGATAAATCTCTCTCGGTTTCGTATTCGTCAAACTCTACATAAGACCCGCTCTGAATAGTTTCGTATTTATACTCATTAGAGTTTCTTTCCCATGACATCTGATACATTTATTTCTCCTTTACTTTCTGTTCTTGTAAATCTTATACGCTACCACTGACACCGCTACAATTCCCATAAGTAGCCATGAAACTGAGGCGTATCCTTGCGCTCCGCTAATGTGAAGCCCGAAGGAGTCTAATTCTATACTGAGGTATCTATCCATTATCTTTTATTCCTTTACTTTCTGATTAACTCTATTACAAGCATTATAAACGCTGGCACTGACAAAACAAGACCGACTATCTCAACCATTATGCTACACACTCACAAGTTTCTACATCATAGTTATCTTCATCTCCCCAAAAGATGAAGCCAGCTCCATTACATTCATTACATTCAACTTTAGTTATTGCGTTTAGCATTTCTTTATTTCCTTTCATTTCCTAGAGTGTAGCGTCTGCTACTGACATTTCCTCTATGGTGTAGCCATTGGCTACTAGAGTTTCCATGAGGTAGTTGATAGACCACTCATTGAGCATGAGGCGGTCATTAACGGAAACAAAGTTTCCTTCTTTTTCTGCGGTATAACTTAGTGATAACATTTAATTATCCTTTCTTTCTAATACTGGTAATTTATCATGAGGGACTGACATTTTCAATCCGACACGCCGTGTCTAATTGTGAGCCTTGTCACAATCGTGCTTGAAATAGACTTGATAGCCCCATACTGGGCAGGTCTTATATTCGGCGGGATTAACGATAAGGTAATCATTTTTACTTTCATATATGGTGTTCATCTATTGAACCTTTCTACTATCTAATAATTAAATGCTATACCCCCCCACTGACATTTACCACCAGACAAATGCCAATAAATCGGACATCTGTAATGTGAATCACATATGTTTCATGTGAAACATATCACATATGGGCGCAGTATTGGTACAAATCGGACATCGTATAACTGTGCATCATACAAAATAAAATTATATTAACATTTTTAGAAATCTAATTTTATAGTCGACTAGAATAATTTGTTTAACGTGAAACATCGTTATTAAACATTTGGGGCGGGAAATAAAAACCATGATAAAATAATCTCAGTATGAAGAGTGAGAAACTCTCAATTGCTAAAAGGAAAGCAGAATTATACAAATATCTGCGAAACCTTAAAGAGTCTTCTCCCTGTGCAGATTGTGGATCGTATTATCCATACTACGTAATGGACTTCGATCATGTTCGTGGCAAGAAGCACAAAAATGTAATGGAATTAGTTCCAACTCTTAGCAAAAAGAAAATAGATGAAGAAATCGCAAAGTGCGAGATAGTGTGTTCAAATTGTCATAGAGAACGTACACACTTTAGAAAACAAAAAAAGGCGGGATAAATGGATATCCTCGGAACACTTTCTCTAATAGGCTTTATAGCTTATATTCTATATTTCGTAGTAATTAAGAATCCAAAGGAATAATGGAAATAGCATTTCTAATTGGATGTATCTCTGGAATAATTGTTATAGGTGCAGCTTTAATATCTTCATTTAATGACAATAATGATCATTGGAGATATAAGGGATAATTCTAGTCAACTGAAATATATACTCCAGCTATATGAAAATTGTCGGCGGTAGTAATAATAACTGGAAAATTGTATGTAAATGGAACATCCTGGACACCAGATGCAATCTTGTCAGAACTTGATAATGTTAGTTGATTACTTCCAGTATTTACGTGTCCAGATATCTGAAAAGTACTATTGTTGTGATGTAAACATCCGTCTCTAAATGTATATGCAAATCGGGCGGGAAAAGGAAGACTCACATAATACTGTCCAGTTCCAAATGAGGTTATATTATCCATATCTACTTGTACCTCAAAGTGGACTAGATTCCCAGTCTTAATATATGTTCCAGTAAATAGGGGGGAACCATTAAATGTAGGTTGAGTTCCTCCTATTGTCCCGCCCTCAACTGTAAAGTTATCTTCCAGAGTAGTTGGAGGAGTAATACGAATTGTTGTCATGATCTATCTATCTCAAATAGAGCTACTTGAACTCCATTATCTCCCACCGCATATAGGTCATCGCTCTTAGATAGCTCAATTGTAAATGATTGACCAGGATAGAGCTTATGACCATAATTGGTGGTAGTTACGGAGGCATTGCCCAAATAGGCATATCCTACTGTTTTGATATTCTGAACTGATAGCGTACATCTTGAATCTACTGCGCTAAGTTTATTTACAAGATTTTGCGCTGTTGAATTCAAGGTTACGATTCTATGTTCGAGTTTCATATAGATATTATACCTTGATTCTCTCTTCCGCCGAGGCACTGCATTTTGCACTTTTTTTGCAATGCGACGCAATTGCACTATATAAAGGACAAATCCCAATCGGAGGCGGATCCAATTGGGACTTGCTACGCCGAAGCGTACGTACGGGGAGCAAACGGTGGGATGCTACGACCCGTACAGATCTAAGTATCACATATGTTATTTTTTAAGTCAACTACTTTTTATTCCCAGGAGCTACCCTTCATTCTATTTTCTAAATATTTGTCATCCCCCGTTAAATCAAATAGAAGGGCCATTAGACGGTTGCAATCCTCATGCTTCCAGTAGAAGTAGCATTTGTTGTCTTTGACGCCGTGGCAATTTCCTAGCTGTTTTTCTAGGTATTCTACAGTCCATCTTAAAGCGCCATTTGCCATAGCGACATCATCATAAAAATTTTGAAATTCTAAACGAGCTGCATTCATATATCGAGTAATTTGATCGATATATATTTTATTCATTTTCTTCCTGAGGAGTATAGGATGGAGCGGGACCTAATAGATATCCCTGATCATGATATTTGATCATCTTTTCTACTTCCTCCGCCCCTACTAATTTGCTGGCGATAATAGTCATAACATCGTAAATACGGTGTAGCATAATGTAATTAACCATATCTAGATTTTGTGAGAGATCTTCTCTATTTTCTTCAGTCATTTGGTCTACCTATATCTTCCCAGAATTTTTCACGACCCATTTGGTCTGTTTCTTTTATTACACCGCCATCAGTTTCTTCCGACGGCTTCTTCCATTCTTCCATAAAGATCCAACCCTATCTCTTTCTTATAATCACATGAAAGGCAGTATAGGTAAATTTTATCATCAAATGTTTGATTAGGCATCAAAAGGCCTTGATCTAATGGACAATCCATTTTTGATACAAGGCCCTGTGACGCTAGATCTAAATATTTGGACACAATCTGTATCCTCAATTTATCTCCTAACTAGTGTGGAAATTGTGAAACCAATTTCTTAGCTTTGCTAATCGAGTTTGGCCAAGATGACCAGTCGACTCCGCCTTTAGTCATATAATACGTTATCTCTGCGTTAATTACTGGATCAAATAATAGTACATTTGATCTCAGGTCGAATTTCTCTTTGCGATCTACACCCAGGTTTCCCAGCATATTGATCTGAAAAATTCCGTAGGAACTGTCTCCAGTATTCCTGTTACCGTTGTATGCCATTGGTCGTCCATTGGACTCTGCTTTGGCAATACCCCAAGCCATTTTAAGGGCTTGTCCTTCAAATCCTACAGCTTTGAGTAGTTGCAGCAACTCTTTGTCTGTAAGCATTTCTGAAGGTTTGTACACAGTGTTGCTGAATTTTTCCAGCGTTTCTTTCTTCAGTTGTTTTGCTTGTAGTTTTTGTTCTTTCACCGAAATTACTTGCGGTTCTTGAACTAAAGCTTCTGCGCTTGGCATCGGCGAAGGCTGGACTCCGAATAGGAACAATGTTATCATTCCTATAGCAGTCCAACTATGAGCCACGTCGCTCAGCTTTTGTTTGATATTCTCCATTGGGGTTTCCTCCTTTAGAGATAACGAACTATAATAGTAGCATTGTTTGACAAAACGTGTCAAGCCAGTCGACCAGAAAATTTTATGATAATTTCATTTTCAACACCGATTATTAATATGAAAACCAATAACGGTTATGGTCATGCTGGCACAAAAATAGTTGATTCTCTAAAAGAATTAGGACATACTGTCGGATTCCAAACTCCAAAATCTCCTGTTCAATTAAATTTTTCTCAACCAGATTATTTTAAGTTGCATCGCAATCAGTATCAAATAAGTTACACTCCATGGGAATCAACTGTAGTGCCAGAAAGATGGCGTGAATCACTAAGTTTAGTTGATGAAATATGGACAACATCTGATTGGTGTGCAAATGTTTTTGAAGATAACGGATACAGGGATGTTCGTGTTTTTCCACATGGAATAGATCCTATTTGGTCGCCCCGCCGTCGTCGTGAAAGTGATGTTATAAAGTTTTTGCATGTCGGCGAGCCAGCGCCACGGAAGGCGGGCCAAATGGTGGTTGACGCTTTTACAAAACTTTTTGGTAACGATCCGAGGTATTCTTTAACACTTAAAGTATTTAAACATAATACTACTAGAATATATAATAATTATATAGATAAAAATATATTAGGTTTACCAAATGTCTTATATAATAATATATATATAATAGATAAAGATATGACTACTGAAGAATTAGTCAAATTGTATCATGAACATGATGTACTTGTATATCCTTCATATGGAGAAGGATTTGGGTTTATTCCATTACAAGCATTAGCTACAGGTATGCCAACAATTTGTACAGATGGTTGGGCACATTATGATCAATATATAGGTCCATTAAAGTTAAAGTCGGAATTGATAGATTCTCCATGGCCATTTCCACATGAAGGAAAAGTATTTGAACCAAACTATAAACATCTACTTGAACTTATGAGAGATGTATCAATTAACTTTAAAGCTTATTCTGGATACTACTACGCCCAGTCAACTAAAATTCATGAAGATTACAATTGGTTACAGTTGACCAATAATGCATTTGATCATGTCTTTAAAAAGTTTTCTTAAACCACTTCCCTCTATAAATAAAGTTTGCTAGAATAAGACTCTATCTAATTTTTAAATTTAACCGCAAGGCGGAGAAAAGGTGCTATATGTCAAGAGTTATTGAAAATCCATACGAAAATTTTATTGCGTTATCCAGATATGCAAGATGGATGCCAGATGAGAATCGTCGTGAAACATGGGGAGAAACTGTAGATCGTTATTTTAACTTCATGTTAGATCATCTTAAAAATAACTTCAACTATATCCCAGACGCAAAAGTTGTTGATGAATTAAAGAATGCTGTGTATGACAGAAATGTTATGCCTTCAATGAGAGCAGTAATGACTGCAGGTGCCGCTCTTGACAGAGACCATGTTGCAGGATATAACTGCTCATTTGTTCCAGTAGATAATCCACGATCATTTGATGAAACTATGTATATTCTAATGTGTGGAACTGGTGTTGGATTTTCTGTTGAATACAAGTATGTTAATAAACTTCCTGCCGTCCCCGAATCATTTGAGAAATCAACAACTGTGATTGTAGTTGAAGATTCAAAGACTGGATGGGCAAAGGCTTATCGTGAACTTCTTGCAATGCTTTGGGCAGGACAGATCCCAGCTATTGATGTATCAAAGCTTCGTCCAGCAGGTGCACGTCTTAAGACAATGGGAGGCCGTTCATCAGGACCTCAGCCATTAATTAATCTTTTTGATTTTACAATCGCAAAGTTCAAAGCAGCAGCAGGTCGTCAATTAAAGCCAATTGAAGCGCATGACATCATGTGCAAGATTGGAGAAGTTGTTGTAGTTGGCGGCGTTCGTCGTTCTGCTATGATTTCACTTTCTAACATTAACGATATCGAAATGGCGGCAGCAAAGTCAGGTAACTGGTGGGAGAATAATTCTCAGAGGGCTTTGTCAAATAATTCAGTAGCATATTCTCGTAAACCAGAAATGGAACAGTTTATTGCGGAATGGAAGAACCTATATGATTCTAAATCGGGAGAACGAGGCATATACAATGTGGCTGCTGCTCAAAAGCAGGCAGCAAGATGGGGACGTAGAGACCCTGAAATCCATTATGGAACAAACCCATGTTCAGAAATCATTCTCAGACCTTATCAGTTTTGCAACCTTTCTGAGGTTGTAATTCGTGCAAACGATACAAAGAAAGATATTCAGAGAAAAGTTGAATTAGCTACAATTCTTGGAACATGGCAATCAACTCTTACAGACTTCAAGTATCTTCGTAAAATATGGAAAGATAACACAGAAGAAGAGCGATTGCTAGGAGTATCAATAACTGGCCAGTTTGGTCATAAGCTAATGTCTGGCAAGGAAGGTCTAGATAAGTTGGGGGCATTCCTAAATGAAATGCGTGATAATGCTAGAGCAACTAACAAGGATGAAGCAGCAAAGATTGGAATCAATGAGTCTGCAGCAATTACTTGTGTTAAGCCATCAGGAACTGTTTCACAGTTAACTGGCGTATCTTCAGGAATGCATGCATGGCATTCTCCATACTACATTCGTACAGTTCGTGGAGATAAGAAAGATCCCCTATCAACATTTTTAAAAGAGGTCGGAATCCCATATGAGGATGACTTCATGAAGCCAAACGATACTTATGTATTCTCATTTCCAGTAAAAGCACCAGAAGGTGCAATTGTTCGTGATGACCTTACAGCAATTGATCATTTGAATACATGGCTTGTATATCAGCGTGAATGGTGTGAACATAAACCATCTATTACAGTATCTGTTAAAGAAGATGAATGGATGGAAGTTGGTGCTTGGGTGTATAAGCATTTTGATGAAGTATCAGGTATTTCATTTTTGCCCCACTCGGAGCACTCATATCGACAGGCCCCATACCAGCAAGTAACTGAAACTGAATACTTAGAACTTCTTGCAAAGATGCCGTCATCTATTCGTTGGGAAGATTTATCTTTCTATGAGACAGAAGATGGGACAAGCGGAACTCAAACCCTTGCCTGCACATCAGATGGGAATTGCGAGATTGTAGACATTTCCGCTTAATAGGCGTATAATATAAATAGGGGAAACCCTAAATTCCTGGGCACCGTGCCCAGATAAGGAGGTCTTTGATGAATCAAGATCTTAATAATGATGGAAAGGTAACAATGCAGGAGAAAATTCTAGCAGCGTTAGCAAGCTATGGTCGTCACTTTTTAGGTGCCGCCATTGCCCTATACATGACTGGCAATACTGACCCAGGAGATTTAATTAAGGGTGGTATAGCAGCATGCTTGCCAGTTATTTTGAAGGCTCTAAATCCAAACGAATCTTCATTTGGTTTTACAAAACCGCAAGCATAATTTAATAGGTTAATTAGGATAGCTCCTATGCTAAAATAGGCATAGGAGTTTTCCTATTTAGGAGATTTTCGGCAAATGGCAGTACAAAAAAATTGGGAAGTAGACCAAAACACTACTTTCACATTCGTGATAGAGTATAAAGATCCAGACGATGATCCAATTGATCTAACTGGAGCTTCCGCAAAGTTGCAGGTCCGTGATACAAAAGGCGGATCTAAATTAGCATTTACTCTAACATCTCCATCTGGCGGAATTACAATAGATGCTCCTAACGGTAAGCTAACCGTTAGAATGACACCAACTCAAACAAATAAATTGTTTTATCCAAAGTCTTCTTACGATTTAATGCTTACCGATTCTAATGCAGTTAAGACAAAACTCATAGAGGGTTTCCTAACTCTTAGTAGATCGGTGACTATTTAATGGCAGAGAATAAAGTAGTAGTTAACGAAACAGTAAATAATGTAGTAGTAGCAACTCCAGGTCCTCAAGGACCTAGAGGTAAAACTATTTTAAATGGTTCAGGAGCTCCTTCAAATAATTTAGGTCTTGAGGGAGATTTTTACTATAACACAGCAACTACAGAATTTTATGGCCCAAAGCTATCAGATACAACTTGGTCTGGCGCAACAATCATCACCTTATTCCAAGAACCTACGGATTTCGCTTTTTCATATTCTTGGGAAATAGGTCAGGTTACAGGTCCAGTATCTGGAATATATTCACTTCCGATCACGCATAATATGGGGTTTTATCCAAATGTCACAGTAAAGACTAGCGCTGGCGACATATTGGAAACTGGAATAGATTATAATAGTATTAATCAAATAACACTGACAATGGCTCAACCGTTTTCAGGGACAGCGTACCTGTCGTAAGGAGAAAAAATGGCAAGATTATTCGTAACTGGCATAAATCTCAACAAAAATGAGCTTTTAAATGCCAGAATCCAAAACCTCAGCTCTGCGCCGTCAAGCCCAGTAGCAGGTCAAATTTATTTCGATACAACAACAGCAGTCTTGTACTTCTACAATGGAACTGAGTGGGTGCCAGCCTCTGGTTCTACAGAAGTAATTCAAGATGTAATTGGCTCGTCTGTATCTGGAGGAACAGGCTTAACCGCCACATACAATGATACTTCTGGTATCACAACAATTGATTTAGACAATACAGCAGTAACCGCAGCAAGCTATGGAACAACAGCAGCAAAGACTGCATCATTTACAGTAGATGCACAAGGTCGTTTAACCGCAGCTTCTGAGCAAGATATTCAAATTGCTACAAGCCAAGTTACAGATCTAGCAGAGTTTATTGATGACACTGTAGGAGATTCTGTAGCAGGACTTATTAAGGAAGGCGAAGGCATCGATGTAGTATATGATGACGGCGCTGGAACTCTTACAATTTCTGCAGAAGATGCTACCTCAAGCAATAAGGGTATCGCATCTTTTAATTCAACAGATTTCACAGTATCAACTGGAGCAGTATCTTTAAATGCTGAGCGTGTAGAAGATATTGTAGGAAACCTAATAATTGGCGGAACAGGAATCGATGCAACATACACAGATGGAGCAGGAACTTTATCAATTGACATTGATTCTACAGTTACTACAAATTCTGGAACTCAAACATTAACAAATAAGACATTGGGTGCAGGCAATTCTCTTTCTGCCAACCTAGATGCAAATAATAATAAAATCACAAATCTCGCAGCTCCTACATCAAGTGGTGATGCTGTAAATAAAGCATATGTAGATGAAGTTGCACAAGGACTTGCTGCTAAGCCAGCAGTAGATGTTGCTACAACAGCAAATGTAACTGCTACATATAATAATGGAACTGCAGGAGTTGGAGCAACACTTACTATAGCAGCTACTGCAACTTTAGATATTGATGGAAAAACGTCATGGGTTCAGTACGACTCAGTTCTATTCAAGAATCAAACCAATAAGGTTGAAAATGGACGATATGTACTAACTACAGTCGGTGATGGATCAAACGCATGGGTGTTTACACGCTGTGGTCTTTGCGATCAAGCTAATGAAATTCCAGGTGCATACATATTTGTAACAGATGGAACTGCAAACCACAATACTGGATGGGTTCTTTCTGTTGACAATCCAAATACATTTGTTGTTGGAACTGATAATATTGATGTTTATCAATTCTCTGGAGCGGGAACCTATACTGCTGGAGCAGGATTAACATTATCTGGATCAGAATTTAGTGTAGATGTAACTCCAACTACAGGAAATGCTTCTCTTACAAACACAGGTGGAGCAGTAGAAGTAAAAGTAAATACAAATGATGGTCTTGAAGTAACAGCAAATGGTCTAGGAATTAATAATGGAACTGGATTAACATTTGCTGCAGGAGCCCTTGTATTTGATACTGTAAATGGTTATGGAACTCGCAAGCTAGCATTTAATGTTGGCGACGGTTCAGCAACATCTTATACCGTAAACCATGCTCTTGCAACAAGAGACGTAAGCGTTCATGTATACGAGAATGCATCACCATATGCACAAGTTGAAGCAGATGTAGAACATACAGATAGCAATAATTTGACTATTAAATTTGCTTCCGCCCCAACATCTGACCAATACAGAGTAGTAGTGGTTGGCTAATAGTGGCTAGAAAGTTTTTAACTCCCGTCACCCCGCCTTCGCTGGCATCAGATCCAGCAAGCGGGGTAGCAGGAGCTATTTACTACAATACCACTTCAAATGTTTTAAAATTTTATAATGGAACCGAATGGACTGCAGTAGGTTCAGGCGGTGGTGGTGGAGAATTTTCTGGAACAGCAACAGGCATTCAAGCATTAGATACTGCTCCAAATTCTCCATCTCAAGGATCAATTTATTTCGATACAGCAGAAAATACAATTAAAACTTATAATGGAACAATTTGGTATGATGTGGCTGGACCTAAAGAATTACTAGATCACCAGCACTATGCAGGAGAAGGATTAGTAAGGCATGTAGACTATGGACAATATGTTTCTCAGTTAAATTATATTGTTTCAATGGATGGCGGAACCGCCAGCACATCCTATGCATCAGCACCAGACAATGATATAATAGATGGTGGGTCAGCCTTATGAAAAAATGTAATGGACACGATTATGTACAAACTAACAATGGGCATCAAAATCATTGCCTGGAGTGCTATAAAGCATATCAAAGACAATATGCCAGAAAGCTCAGAAAAAATTTGTGTAATATGATGGATCAATATAAGCTTGAAAAAGGATGTGCAAAATGTGGATACAATGAGCATCCAGCAGCATTAGAATTTGACCACATAGTTCCAGTTAGAACAAAAACTAAAAAAAGATATGGTTCTAGAAATAAAAAAGAATTTTTTAATATTATAAACGATTCAAATATTCAAGTTTTATGTGCTAATTGTCATAGAATAAAAACTAGAGAAAATGGCGACTATTTAGTAGGGGAGGCTATATAAAATGGCAGTTAGAATTCAGTTACGTCGTGACACCGCAGCAAATTGGGTATCGTCAAATCCTACATTGCGAGCTGGTGAAATTGGTATCGAAACAGATACCCTTAAATTTAAAATTGGTAATGGTTCCTCACCATGGAACTCAATTACAGCATATGCCAACGTAGTTCCTTCAGATTTAAACAATTCTTTAAATGGATATGTAGAGGTCGCTGATATTGGGGCGGCTAATGGAGTTGTAGGTCTAAATGGAGACCAAGATGCAGTTATTCCTGGAATGGCAATCATATTCGAGGGAGAAACTGATGATATTTATGAAACAATTCTTGAAGTAGAAGATCCAACTGCAGATAATGTAGTTACAATTCCAGATGCTACAACTACACTTGTAGGAACTGATACTACTGATACTTTAACTAATAAGACTCTTACCTCACCCGTCGTTTCTGGTCTGACCTTGTCTGATGCAAGCATCATATTTGAAGGTGCAGTTGCAGACTCATATGAGACCACATTGACGGTTGGAGAGCCAACAGATGACCGCACATTAACTCTTCCAGATGCTACAGACACTTTAGTTGGAAGAAATACAACAGATACTCTCACAAATAAAACTCTTACATCCCCAACGGTATCTGGGTTATATCTGTCAGACTCAAGCATAGTATTTGAGGGAACTGCAAATGATCACGAAACTACCCTTACAGTAACTGATCCTACTGCAGACCGCACACTAACTTTGCCAGATGCAACTGGAACAGTTGCTCTTACTTCAGACATTACTACAGCAATTAATGCTCTATCAACAACAGATATTGAAGAGGGCACAAATAAATATTTCACAGATGAATTAGCTGTAGATGCTGTGGCGGCAGCAATAGCAGCAGGATCTCATACTAACATAACAATATCATATGATGATAATGCTAATTCGATAAGCTTTACAGGCGCAGTAACATATACAGATGAAAATGCACAAGATGCAGTCGGAAATGCCGTTGGAAACGGATTAGATTATGACGACAATACAGGTGCGATATCTGTAGACCCATCTGAGTTTGCCTTAAACGCAGTAGGCGCCCCTACAGGAAATGTTGATTTAGCTTCATATAAGATTACAAATCTAGCTGCCCCAACATCAGCAAATGATGCAGCAAATAAAGCATATGTAGATAATACTACTGCTGGACTTAACTTCCATGTGGCAGCGCATTGCGCTTCTACCGCTAATTTAACTGCTACATATGATAATGGAACTGGCGGAGTTGGCGCAACTCTGACAAATTCTGGAACCAATGAAGCGTTTCAATTAGATAATCATGTTCTTGAAGTAGCAGAGCGTGTATTAATTAAAGATCAGACAGATCAAACACAAAATGGTATTTATGTGGTAACTACTGTTGGAGATGGCTCAACTCCATGGGTACTAACTCGTGCCACAGATGCAGATAATTCTCCATCTGGAGAAGTTTCATACGGAGACTTCATATTTATTCAGCAAGGAACTCATGGCGGATCGGGATATATCCTTACAACTACTGGAACAGTTACTATTGGAACTACAAATCTGGTATATACACAGTTTAATGCTGGACAAACAGTAATTGCAGGAAATGGTCTAACAGAGACAACTCCTGGTACATTAGCAATTAATACAGCAGTCACAGTAGACCTAAATACTGCACAGACTCTGACCAATAAAACAATTACTGGAACATTTACTGGAAATTTAACAGGAAATGCAGATACAGTAACAAATGGAGTAGTTACTACAGGTTCATATGCAGATCCTGCCTGGATTACTTCTCTATCAAAATCAAAAGTTGGTCTTGGTAACGTAGAAAATACAGCGTTATCAACATGGGCTGGAAGCACAAATCTTACAACTCTTGGAACAATTACAACAGGTACATGGACTGGTACAGCAATCGCAATTGCAAATGGCGGAACTGGTGCGACTGACGCAGGAACTGCAAGAACAAATCTTGGTCTAGCAATTGGCACAGACGTTCAAGCATATAATTCAACATTAGCTGCAGTAGCAGGCGGAACCTATACAGGCGATGATAGCATTGCTACAGTAGGCACAGTTACTGCTGGAACTTGGAATGGAACAGAAATTGGTCCAGTTTATGGTGGTACAGGATTAACTTCATATGCTACTGGAGACATTATTTATGCCTCCTCCTCAAATACTCTTTCCAAACTAGCAGCGGGAACAGACGGATATTTACTAACACTTTCTTCTGGAGTTCCGACTTGGGCAGCAGCCCCAATAAGTCTTCCTTCACAAACAGGAAATGCTGGCAAATATTTAACCACAGATGGTACAACTGCTTCATGGGGAACTCTAGTTGTTCCAATTGAGACAGACACAGCAACTCTAACTGCAAATACTGCTACAACAATTAGCACAACAGCATTGTCAGTATTTACCAGTATCGAATATATGGTATCTCTAAAACAGGGTTCAAAGGTTAGAACTTCAAAGGTCGTAATGCAGACCGATGGAACTTCTGTAGACATGACAGAATTTGCAATTACCGAAACTGGCGGAACAATGTCAGGAGTAGTAATTTCAGCAACAACATCAGGATCTGATGCAGTTCTACAAGCAACTGTAACAGATGCTTCAAGCACAAACGTAGATGTAAAATTCAGCAAAGTAAAGTTGTAGGAGGGAAGTAAGTGGCAGATAAAAACTTTAAGGTAAAATCTGGACTAAATATCCCGATTGCTTCCGCTGCTATTCTAACCACTGATTCAAGTGGTAATGTTTCCTCTACCGCAACTCTTCCAATTTCAGCGGGCGGAACAGGACAAACATCAGCAACAAATGCTATTAATGCCTTACTGCCAGTACAAAATGGATCTACGGTAAATTATGTAATTCAGTCGGACGGAACTAATATTAATTGGGGCAAACTATATAACCAGACAATTAAGAATAATGGTACAACAGTTACTCCACGAGGCATTGTAAATATTATAGGCGCTACATTTGCAGATAATGCAGGTACAGATACTACAACAATTACATTTTCGGATACTGCCAATAGCGCAGACGTATATGCTTTGATGGGGGTTATATAAATGGCCGTAACACCTACATTATTTGGTAGAGGATCATTTGCTACAAGTTCTGGTACATTATTTACAACAGCAGCAACATCTGTATTAACAGATATCGTAATATCTAATACCTCTTCAAGTCAACAATATGTTACAATAGCTATAGATGGCGTAAATATCATTCCTACCGTTCCAGTTTCTGGAAATACGGTAATTACATTACAGCCTAAGACAGTAATTGCTACGGCAAAAGATGTGACAGGATATTCGTCAAGCGCAGATGTTAAATATCATATCAGTGGTGTGGAGGTATCATGATAGATCAATATCCATCGCCCAATGGCGTATTAACTAGCCTTATATGGCGTAAGACGGCGGTAGGCGGAGAAACAAGTCTTTCAGGATATGATAATGCTTCACAAGCTCTTTCATATACTCCAGGGCAGGAACAGGTATATCTCAATGGTATTCTTCTAGTTCGTGGAGATGATTATACAGCTACAAATGGAACATCAATTACAGGATTAGCAGCACTTTCAGCAAATGACTTTGTTCAAATTAATTGCTACAATAATTTTAGTGTAGCTTCGCTACCATCAACATCAATTACTGGCGAAATTACAAATAGCCAGATTACATCACTTGCTACAAGTAAATTGACTGGAACTATTTCTAACGCCCAATTAGCTGGATCTATATCAAACGATAAATTAACAAATTCATCAATTACAATTAATGGATCTGCTGTATCTTTGGGAGGTTCAGTTTCTCTTCCTGGAGATATAGAGTCAGTTTCTGCTGGCACAGGATTAAGCGGCGGCGGAAATAGCGGATCAGTTACTTTATCAATTGACTCTACAGTAACAGCAAGACAATCAGATTTAGAAGAAATCAAAGTTCAAACCATAATGGGAGCTTTGTTATAATATAACAGGAGGTAGTAATTAATGGCTACAACAAGTAAAGCTCTTTTTAGGGGGGCAGCAACAACATCTACAGGCACCACTCTCTATACAGTGCCTGCAGCAACAACAACAATAGTTACTAATATAGCAGTGACAAATACTTCAGGATCAGCAGGAACTTTCACATTGGCATTGGCAGGAACAGCGTTACATACGACTACTGCAATAGCCGCAAATACAACGATTTATATTGATTGTAAGCAGACACTTACCGCAACACAAACAATTACAGGCGGTGCATCTGCAACTTCAATCAATCTACACATTAGCGGGGTGGAAATAGCATAATGGGAATTCAACAAATACCTTTAGCATCAAGTGGATTGGCGGTAAGTGATTTAATAACCCAACCAACATGGACGCAACTTGCATCAAATACGACAACGACAGGAACAGCGACACTTTCTGCAACTAGCATTCCAACAACCTATAAAACATTAAAAATATTCTTTGTTGGACTGAAAACGGCTTCAAGTCAGGAAATATTGTTTAGACTTAATTCCGATAGCGGTGGGCGTTACGCTTCATTGACCTTGAAAGAATTCGGCACTTCAAGTGCATATCAAAGCGGTAGTGATGCCACATCCATTCGTTTGATGGGTAATTCAGGTTTTGATACTTCAAATCAACCTATGAATGGAATAATTACTATTGAAGATTATACAAATACAAGCGATAGGGGTAAATTCATTACGACTGAAATTGTTTCGTATAATTCTGGAAATGATGCGTTCTACATTTATGGCAGACATTTCTACAGACCTGCATCTGCCGCAGCAATTACTTCAGTTAGTTTAAGTGGTGCTAATGGTGGCAATATCAATTTTGTTAATGACCAAACTGGCGGAATGTTTGTTATGGGGGCAAAATAATGAGAAGACCTTTAATATCAATTACAGATGCAACTTATCAAATGACGCTGGCTGAAGAAGACAAGCATCTTGCTACAACTATTCGTGAAATGAATGATGACGAATATTCAGTATATCTAAGTGACAAAGAAGCAAATGAAGCGAATCAAGCACAAGTAAATGAATGACTTGGTTCAAATACTTAGTTAGATAAATAAGGAGGCACTATGAGTAAAGCAAGAGCAATAGCAGATTCTTCTGACTTTGCCCCTGGCGATAATTTGGACGGCGGAACCATAGATGCTTTACAAGAAGGAAACGTGTATAATTCTATTGAGTCTACAGGAACTCAAGTATTTGATGGAGGAACAGTATAATGGCAGCAGTAATTCAAGTTAAAAGGGGAACAGCGTCCTCTTGGACTTCCGCCAACACTGTTTTAGCGGCGGGAGAAATAGGATTTGAAACAGATACCAAGAAGATGAAGGTTGGCGATGGATCAACCGCATGGACTTCTCTTGCATATACAGTAACAGATGGAGATATTTCTGGAGTTACAGCTGGCACAGGATTAAGCGGCGGCGGAAGCAGTGGATCAGTAACAGTTTCTCTAGATACAACATCTCAATATGTAGTTCCTTCACAATCTACACATTCAGGTAAATATCTTACAACGGATGGAACAACATCATCATGGGGAACAGTAGATTTAAGCGGGTATGCTCCTAAAAATCTTACATTAAATGCACAGACTGGAACAACATATACATTTGTTTTAGATGATAATTCCAAACTAGTAACTGCATCAAATGGATCTGCTCAAACATATTCAATTCCAACAAATGCTTCCGTAGCATTTCCAGTTGGAGCACAAATTAATATTATTCAAATTGGCGCAGGCCAGGTGACTATTAACGCCGTAACCTCTGGTACTACAACTGTGGCTAGCACAGGCGAGACGGCGGCGGCTCCAAAATTAAGAGCACAATATTCATCAGCTACGCTAATCAAAGTTGCAACAGATACTTGGTACGTAGTTGGTGATATTGCATAATGCCAGGAGTTTTTAATTCAATTTCTTCTTTTACTGTTACTAGTCCTAATACAACAACAGTTACTTTTAATAGCATACCGACAACATATAAAGATTTGCACATACGTGGTGTTTGCCGAATAAATACAAGATCAGACATCACTGGTTGGTACGCTATGGGTTTGGTGATAAATAATGACATTGCTAATAGCGGACAAAAATACTCATGGCAACGGATGTTATCATATAATGGCTCAACGATAGCAGGATCATACGAATCTTGGACAAATCCTGATAGATTTTATTGGCCTTATGCTCCAACAGATAAAAATCCTTCTGCTCAATATGGGTTTTTCACAATAGATATTTTAAATTATAATAGCGCTTCAGCTCGCAAATCAGTAAAAAGTTGGGCTATTTCTTCAGATTCATCTGCTGCAAATTCATATACTATTTATGTTAACGGTGTTTATGTTGGAACTTCTGCTGTTACTAGATTAGATTTCACTACTATTGGCGGCACAGATTCAATAGCTCAAGGAACAACGTTTGATTTATATGGGGTTGGATAATGGCATTAACTTATGATGCTTTAGCAAGTACAACTATAACAAACAGTACTAATTCTGTTGAATTTACAAATCTTAGTCCTGTACATACTGATTTAATTATTATTGTTAATGGTCAAGCACACTATCCATCTGAAACTTTTGTTAGAATTAATATGAGGTTTAATAATGATAGCGGAGCTAATTATGGCTTTCAAAGTTTCCGTTCTACAAATTACTCTGCATCTAAAGGAAGCGGAGAACAGAGTCAAACAAGCACTCCACTTTATTTAGCTAGTGATGCATCAGTAAATCAAAAATTTAATGCAGTAAAAATTGAAATAAATAATTATCTTAGTGCTGATAAGTGGAAGTCTTTTTATACGCATAGTTCAGCTTTATCGCAAAACTCAGATAAAGATAGAGGCATGTTTTTTATAGGAGGAACATGGAGAAATACTGCTCCAATTTCCTCTATTTCATTTTCAAACAATGATTCAGCTACTGGATTTTTTACTGGAACTACATTTGATCTTTATGGGATAAAAAGGGCATAAGATGTTATTATTAGGAACTGTCGCTTCATCTTATAGAGCAGCTGCTGCTACAACTTATGAACTAATTAATTCTACAACGCTTACATCTAATACTACAACTGTTACAATTAGTAGCATTCCTACAACTTACACAGATTTAGTAGTCAAAGTTTTTATGAAAACAGAAAGAAATGCTCTTGGTTGGGACGATGTTAAAGTGAGATTTAATGGCGATACTGGATCAAATTATTCTGGTCGTTTAAGTTGGGCATATAGCAGTAATTCAGTACAGCAAGGGGAGAGTGGCACTTATGTAACTCTCCGTCCGCCCTGTGGTGGCTCAAGTTCGCCTAACACTAATACATGGGGTCAAGCAGAACTTTACATTGCAAATTATGCTTCTACATCTAAGTTTAAAAGCACTGTCGGGCACGATTCATCAGCATGGTTGAATTCCGCCGATGGATCAGGTATATGGTTACATGGAAATAATTGGCTCAATAGTAGTAATGCTATTACTTCTATATCATTTGAACAATTTAGTTCTCCACCTGCTCAAATAAGTTCAGGTAGCGTCTTTAGTATTTATGGCATAAAGAGAAAATCTTAGGCATAACAATATTGCCTTTATAGACCCAAAAATGGTAAAATATAGAAAATAGGAGGATAAAATGAGCGAAGTATTGACTAAGGTAGTAGTAGATTGCTCTACTGGAGAACAGACTATTGTTCCTTTGACCGCCGAGGAAATCGCACAGCGTGAGGCAGATGCAGCCGCATTTGCTGAGGCTGAGGCAGCCCGTGTGGCGGCAGAAGAAGCAAAAGCTGCTCTTAAAGCATCAGCAAAAGCAAAACTTATTGCTGGCGAACCACTTACTGCTGAAGAGGCAGAAGTTCTCGTAATCTAATTTCATGCAAAAGCAGCGCTGCCAAACCTGCAAAATAGAAAAATCTTTAAATGAGTTTTCTAATAATAGAAAAGCAGAGAATGGGCGCTGCAAAGCATGCAAAGAATGTGAAAAAATAAGATCTAAGGCTAGATATAAAAAAGAGGGCGAAAAAATGAGAGCTCAAATGGCTAATCTTAGAAAAAATGACTATGAAAAACGCATTGAAATAGAAAGAAGATCTAGGGCTAGAAATAAAGAACGATATAGGCCTATTAAAAATGCTAGACAGTCTGTAAGAAATAAATTGTTATCAGACAGTAAATATGTTATAATTTATAAAGATCTAAAGAAGATATATTCTGAGCCCTGCTTTAATTGTGGGTCTGTAAAGAATCAGTCACTAGATCATAGAATTCCACTTTCACGAGGTGGAGAGCATAAGTTTGGCAACATGTTAACCTTGTGCCAGCCTTGCAATGCAAGTAAAAGTTCCAGAACTATCATGGAATGGAAACTTGATAAAATTAAAAAAGGAGATGATTAAAATAGCACACTACGCTTTTCTTGACGAAAACAACGTTGTTACACAAGTAATCGTTGGTCGCAATGAAGATGAAGTTGTTGATGGCATTTCTGATTGGGAAGCCCACTACGCAGAAGTATACGGACAAGTATGCAAGCGTACATCATATAATTCAATGGGCGGGAAACGCAGAAATCCAGAAACAAATGAACTAACAGAAGAATCTGGTTTTAGAAAGAATTATGCAGGCATTGGCTATACATATGATGCAGCCCGTGACGCATTTATTCCACCTAAACCATTTAATTCTTGGGTGCTCAATGATGATACATGTCTTTGGGATGCACCAACACCAATGCCAACAGATGGTCAACTCTACCGTTGGGTAGAAGAAGACCTAAATTGGCAAGTTGTAGTATTGGAGTAATATAATTGACTAGGGCAAGAGATGTAGCAAGCATCCTAACTGCCGCCTCAACTTTGTCTACAGACGCAGAGGCAACAGCGGCAGCAAGTGCTGCTGCATCTTCAGCCGTAGCAACACATGCAACTGCAGCAAATGGCCACGTAGGTCGTGGAACGACTGCAAATAGGCCAGCATCTCCTGCTAATGGAGATTTATATTTTGATACAACTTTAGGCAGGCTTATAAATTATAACGGATCTGCTTGGGTTCAAGTATCTCCAGTTCCAGATGCTCCTACATCTGTTAGTGCTACAGTTTCTGGATTAACGGCAACAGTATCTTTTACCGCTCCAACAAATGTGCCAGTAACATCTTATACAGTAACTTCATCGCCTGGAAATATTACAGCATCTGGCGCATCAAGCCCTATTACTGTTACTGGATTAACTGGAGGAACTTCATATACTTTTACTGTTACTGCATTAGGATCAAATGGAATATCAGCAGCATCATCTGCAAGCAATAGTATTACAGCACAAGATCTTATAGTTAGCTATCTAGTAGTAGCGGGCGGTGGAGGCGGTGGTGCAGTTGCTTTAACTGGTCGTGCAGGCGGTGGCGGCGGCGGTGCTGGTGGATATAGAGTAAACAATTCACAATCGCTTGTTTTAAATAATAGCTATACGGTAACTGTTGGCGCAGGTGGACCAGGAAAAGTAAACTCAAGTGCTGGCAATGGGACAAATGGAAGTAATTCAAGTATTTCAGGTTCAGGCTTTGCAACTTTTACTTCTACTGGCGGTGGCGGTGGCGGTGCTGAGGAGGCAGACGGTGGAAATGGAATTGGTGTAGGGCTTCGTGGAGGTTCTGCTGGAGGTAACGGAAGAAGTGCAACAACACCACTAGGAAACTTAGGTGGGTACACTCCAGCCGAAGGCAACAATGGAGGTGCGTCAAATAGCGGAGATGTAGGTGGTGGCGGTGGAGGCGCTAGTGCTGTAGGTGGAGTAAGAACAGGAAGTGCTCCTACTGGCATCGGAGGCGTTGGCGGGGCTGGAACAGCATCATCTATTTCTGGTACATCTGTTACTTACGCAGGCGGCGGCGGTGGAGGAGGCTACGTAGGCCAAAGCACTGCTGGTGGCGCTGGTGGCGCAGGCGGTGGCGGTGCTGGTGGATATAATGCTGTTGGCACAAATGGAACTGCAAATCTAGGCGGTGGCGGCGGTGGCGGCGGCGGTGGCGGCTCAGCAGGAAATGTTACAAATGGTGGCTCTGGTGGCTCTGGTGTAGTAATTTTTAGCTATCCTTCACTATTTACAATTACATTAGGTGCAGGTCTTACAGGATCAACATCAACTGTTGGTGGAAATAAAGTCACAACAATCACGGCGGGAACAGGAACGGTGAGCTGGACATAATGGCAAACAAAGACTTTAAAGTAAAAAATGGTATAGATATCCAATCTCCACTTCCTGTATCTATGGGCGGAACAGGACAAACTTCTACTACTAATACTTTGAATTCTTTACTTCCGACCCAAAGTGGAAACGCAAATAAAGTTTTACAAACTGATGGAACAAATACAACTTGGTATACAATTCCAGCGGCATATAATAGGGGAAATACTGCTTCCCGCCCTGGTTCTCCAACTGCTGGAGATCTTTACTTTAATACTGATTATAATTACTTTGAGCAATATACAGCTTTAGGATGGTTTCCTGTTGCTGCCGCTCCTGGAACTCCAACTGGCGTAACCGCCACAAATCAAGGAACTGGGCGGGCATACAATAATGGCCAGATGTCAGTAGCCTTTACTCCAAATACCAGCGCAGGATATCCAAGTAGCTTTATAGTTACTCCTTCTCCATCTACATCTCCAACAACATTT